ACTACAGTCGGTTTCAGACTTTAAGCTACTAAATAGCGTAGACTCACAAATAATAATCTAGAGGAAATATGGTTTTTTTCGTCGGGAGTAACAACCGCATAGTCGAAACCCCTGAACACACATTCCATAGAAACAAACATTTGTCCGTTTTCTATCTTTTCAATTAATTCTTCTGCTCTTGCTTGATATTCTGGATCTTGCCATTGTCTATATATTACAGAAGAAACTAACAAGTGGTATACGTCCGGCAGTTCTTCAAAGCTTGTGTTCTCGTCTATTAGATTGAAGTTAGTGTCTACCAGCCAATTACCAATAATTCCCCCCACTATTTGCTTTTCATCGTGTTCAAGGTTTGTTGGCTTATACTGAGGGGTATTTTTTGATGCCCAAACTTCTTCCTTGCCAAACACGTCGTCATTTCTATTCCACGAAGTGGTAACTAGAATAGAATATGTATGATAAATATCATTATCATCTCGACCCGACTTAGTAAAAAATTTGTTTAGGGCATCACTGTATGCGGGCGATCCCTTGAGGGGTGCCTCTAAATCTGGAGCATAAAGTTGAGAAACGTAAGCCACAGACGCCTGTGAGCTTATTTGCTCCGCCAAACCATCTTTGATTTCTTGGTCAAAAACAATAATATTGCTCATATTTATATCTCCACCTATCTGCTACACCAAAGAGAAACTTTCTTTATAGTAAACATAATACGATGCCCTGAGATTCCTGACCTCATCTATTGTCAATCGCCTATCGATTTGCTGGGATGCTTCTGTAATCCAATAACCACACTCTGTGTGTACCTCTTTTGGAAAACCACTCTCTTGAATGGCTTCAATTACAGAAGATTCATCAACTTTATTTTTGTAATCAAGACGACACAAAACCTCAAATTTAATTTTTTCTGCCATATCCGTTTCCTTAGAATTTAGGCTACGCATGTTCTTTTTATCAAAGAATCCAAGCAGTATCGGATTTGCTATATTAGCAATTTCCTCTTGAGCTTCTTTGGCCCAAATCTCTATTGATGCTCTTGTTCGTGGCTTGAATTCTCGTTCTTTTCTTTTTTCAATATCTCTAGTATTTTTAGGCCTCCCCGGTTCTCCCGGCGATTCCTCTTCCGGAACATTTTTCCCTGTCTTATCTAGCTCTTCGGGGCTCTCCTCCTCCTCGTTCTTTTCTTCGTCATCACCGGGGCCCTTTTGTGGCTGTCTCATTTCCATTCCAGACTTCTCCCCGTCTGGACGATCCTCAAGCTCAAGACCCACTTCACCGGGGGAAGCGACTCCTGTTTGCAATGCTATCTTCTCAAGAGCAAAGTCTTTGTCAACAGCATGATAAGGACTAATCTTTTCAGACATTCTACCAGAATCTCTTTTCTTTCCTTCAGCAGCAATTCTTCTCGATTCAACGCTTGGCTTTGCCTTAACGTTACGCTGCACGAATTCATCGCTAATGATATTTCTGTCGGCCAAGTTAATTAAAAGCTGGGTCATCGCAGCCGGATCATCTAAGTACATGAAGTCAAACTCAACCTCTGCTGGAAACCTGAAGCCCATTGCGTCTTGCACCATCTTGCACTGTTTTCCCCAAAAATCAAGTACAATATTCCTAACATAATTAAGTCTCTCCGTGAGGGTTTTTAAAGAGATAAAATTGTTCGTGGTTCCGGCGGCTCCAAATGTGCCCGTTAGAGTAGGAGGAATTCCTAGGCACGCATAGATAGCCATTAGAGTAGGCCTATACTTCTCTTCTCCCAAGAACCTTTGGACATCCGTTCCTGTTTCTACTAGCTCAATATCAGGACCCCACACTATATCAATAGTTCCTCCTCCTACGTTCGTCCCAAGAATATCTCCTAGGGCAGAAGCGGCGGCAGCAGTTGGGGCAAGCTTATGTTCCAAGCTTCCCAGTTTCCACACACGAATCTTAGAAATCGCACCGTCAAGAGCGGCTTTGTCTGCAAGCTTAAGCTTGTTATATAAAATTAAGTCATCAAAGCACGCATAGGTCATCGGGTCTGCCCATTCCTGCCAATCGTCCTTTTTGTAATGATACATAAAGGTCTTTTCGGGAGGAAGAAGGATTCCCTTCGAGGAAGAGGCGGCTTCAATAAGCTCGGCAGGCAACTGATTAAAAAGGTTCCTCTCCAAGGGATCAAAACTGTTCTGCATTTTTTTAATTTGTCTCTTAAGACTGCTCGGAAGCTTCATCATATAAAGCTTTTCACCAATCATGTTGGAAAGAGAGCCTCCAACTATGTCGATCAAGAGAGGATCAAGAAAAATGTACTGCCAAGGAAGTTCTCCTTTCTGAAAGTTTTTATCGTTTATTATGGCCTGCATGTCCGGTGATGCAAAAGATTTTTGCATATTAAGTCTTTTTTGTTTATTGAGCTTGGCAGTCTTCATTCTAATGGGAACATTAGCTTCCCTAAAAAGCAAATTGCAGAGTCTTTCGGAAGTAGCCTTGCCCTTGACACGATTAAACCAATCGTTATAAAACTTTTCTACCCTTGGGTTGGGATGAATCAACCGAATGCCTTGGCAAGCAAAGTCGCCCATAAGGTCTATAGCATTTCGAATTAATCCGATTCTGCGATAAGCCGAACGAGCAAAGGCTATAATTTCTTTATATCTGACAGGAACTTTTGAGTCTGGGCGAAACCAATCAAAGTCTGCGCCCCCTAATCCCGGTCGTCCACTTAGGGTTGTGGTTAAGTCAGAAAAGTCTCTAGTCCTACTTCCAATAGCAGCATAGCCAAATTCAGAAACCGCACTTCCGTAAGTTGCAAGCGCCTTGGCGTTTTCTTCGGGGTCGTCTGTTCCCCAATTGACATAGGCGACAGGGTTAGGAGTCACATTGTCTGCGCTACGTGGATATTTTCTTTTTGCCAACTTTTTAGTTCCTAATTATATCGAATAAAAAAAACAATACCTATTGTAGGTTACACCAATCACTAATGTTTTTTGGGAATTCTAAAGCAAGTCTGTTGGTTAATGCTTTTAGCCCATTCAGGCCCCATATACATAGTTTGGTTAGGATCTGCCTTTTCGCCTTGGCCAGCCATACGACCAATAGTTTCATAGGCAGGGAGTGGGATGGCTCTTTGTATCATTCTTGCAATCATGTTTGCAATTACTAGGGCACTATATCTATCTTTCCTCATCCTCCCCTTTTTTGCAGTTCCTAGTTTGATTTCTGGAGTATCCCATCTCTCCCTACCTCCCGCAGTCACAGACATTACTATGCTGGAAAGTTCGTCCTTAAGCTCTTCTATTTCCATAACAACATCCTCTAAAGTATCATAGAGCCTTAAGGCTCCAGAATCTCCCACCTTTTCTTTAATTTGTTCAAAAAAGATTTTATCTTTTTCTGTCATGATACTGAGAGTTAAGGTGTCAAAGCGGGGAAACAGCAGTACTTTATCTTCCATGTCTTTGCGAAGTCCATGATTTGCAGTTGATGTCCATAAAGCACTAGCGAAATTGACTAGCTCTAAAATATGATCTCCTGCTAAGTCATCTGTTTCCTTGGCCTTCTTTTCGTCTATGATCTCATAAATCGGCCTTTCTCCTTCTTGTATCTTATCCTCATCATGCAAAGTCTCCGCAACCGTAAATCCCCCTCCTTGGGAATCAATGCCAATTTGAGAACATGGAAATACTTTTATTAAATCTCTAATTTTTCTAGCACAAAAGCTATAGTAGTCGTGGGCATCTGTTAGACCTATTTTTTTTCTTCCCTGAAAGTCTTTCTTGTTGGTGGTCCAAACGTAAACAACCCTTTGATGCTCGGGCCAAAGCTCAAGTACAACTATGGCGAAATTATCTTGCTCTGAGGCGGGATCAATGCCCATCACATAAGGAAAGCCAGATATTCCTCGTGTGTCGGGATCAAAGGGTCCCTTGCACCATGTTGGCCATCCCGGTTTTTCGCAGTTACTGTCATTAGCAACGCAGGAATGAAGCAAGCTTCTTTTGAAAAACCCTTGGCTGTCTGCGGTAAAGCATGCTCCGTATTCCATTTGGTAAATGCCGTTGTGCATTGTAGCTCGTGCCCTTGCTACTTGTTGATCATCCATGAAGCCTTCTGGAATCAATTCGTAGGGCATTCTTATAATAGAGAAGTTTTTCCAGTCAAGCCTATGCATATACTCGGGAACTTCTGCTTCCTCATTATCTTCTGATTTAACAATCTTCTGAAAATCTCCCTGCGTATTAATAATAGTTTTATATCTTTTCCAGTAAGAAGCGAATGATTCAAAATCATATCCGGCGGTTCCAGCAAGTATCGATTGGTTAGATTGTTTATCTTGGTATATGTCTTCTAGCTCGTCTCCCCATGTTCCGTCTAATTTCATTTTCCTTCTTCTGGCAGCTTCTTTAAC